AGTATCATTTGAGTCCAGAAATCGGGAATCGCGACGATTCGGGTCTTAAGACCTGAATCGGGAATTGAGACTAGTACCCGCAGTTTGGTGTTTTCTTTAACAGAGTCAAGTTGGCTTCCAAATTTCTTGGATTCCTGACTGACCATCGCCTTCAAGTAATCGAGAAGGTACACTACTCCAATTTCCTCGGCTATCCGAGAGAAGCTGTAAAATAGTGGACTTTCCAACAGACATATTGCTTCCTCAATGGAAGACTCAATCTTTGGTTTACCATTAGGACCGTTCTTACCTAGGTGAAAACGGTACTTAAATAAGTTTACCTCAGTTTTGATGTCCCACTTAAAGGGTTTTAAACGTTCAGACACGTATGTGTCGAACTCTTTGAGTAAATCTTCGTCGATAGGTATCGACTTTTCTAAAACGGATGCCAAATTTGGATCCGCTAGGCCTTCAATCATTCGAACAATGTTCAGAATGGTTATGACCGCTTGATACTTTTTCGGTAGACTCACGTCGCCGACTTCAGTTAAAAGCAAGTCGATAATGAGAGCTTGGAAGTCCCTTCCAAGACAAGAAGGAACACGATGAACATCAGAAGTGGCTAACCACCCTGGGTTCTGAGGATTCTTTCCTTCGATTAGATCAATCGTATAGGATTTTACAATCCCATAGCGAGCGGCACCATCGGTAAAACCGTGGTTCCGGATCAATGAAGTAATTAGGTCTCTCACATCATTCACACATGCAGAGTAAAACTCTGTAGTGTAATCAGGAAGTATCGCATTCAGGACTATTCCTAAATTCGAAATCTTGGGCTGAAAGCTCCAAGCCTGATGACTTTTGATTCTCGTTCGACTATTCTTACGAGGTTGAGAGTCTGTTGACCTAAAGGGAAACTCTGTTTTACTCTGCCCGTCCGATAATTTTTTATTGGAAGAACTGTTTCTTTTAACCATATGGTTGATAGAAAGAGATTTAGGGTTGTTGGCACATCGAGAAAGTCGTAATAACGATATTCTCTAGTTGATTCCAGGACTTAATGGTAGCCCATGAAGCCCTTTCGTCGTATCCCAAAGGGCTGGTATAC